TGCCATTTTGTGCCCCTTTGTTTTTTATCAGGTAGTAGTAATTACGATAGGTGAGTTACAAGTAAACGTAATTGACTGTGTAGCAATATCGCCTACTGCACCGTTAATATCGGTAGTGTTATTTACCAAGATAGTAGTGCTGTAAAGCGGATTAGTTGCAGATGTAGCTGCGCTTGTCTGCTTTAGTGTTAGTGGCACTGTTGTACCCCAAGCAGCTTGCAGTGTGGCGTTTACGTTTGCGGCTGCAGTATCGCTTAGGAAATCTAGAGTAATAGTGCTTGCCTCTAGACCCTTAACAAACTTGTGTGCAGTATCGCCCATAGCTGTAACTTCTAATTCGTCAAACGCACGGTTAATTGTTGCGCTTGTAACGTGATCCGTTAGGGCGATACTGTTCAAAGTCACTTGGACTGTGTTACTAAGATATATTGCCAATTTTTATTCCTCTGTTTTCTCGATAGGTGCTGCAGTTGTTTTTGTTTCTTTCTTAGGTGCCTCGGTAATCTGACCGATTTTAATTAAAAACGCTATGTCCTCTTCTGTGTAGCTCATTGTTACTCCCAACTCGTTAGTACGCTTATATCAAAACTGGCCGTTAGGAGGTCCCCACTTTGTACACTCAGTACAGAGGGAGCCGACATACTGCCAATATTCATTACGATATTTGACGTGGCAAGTTTCTTAAACACTGCACACGCCATTGTTTCTATGCCTGCCAAATTCCCCTGGTTGTCCAGCATCGGACACGTCATTATGACGCGGAGGTTTGCTAGCGGTGATATAGCTACGTTTGTATTGTTGCTCGGCGTAATGTAACTATCTGCCGGAGCCACGATAACGCTATTAGCTGTAATAGTAGGAGGCGGAAAACTGTAAGTATTCCAAACGTTATTATTAGCTAGGACGCTAGCTAAGGATGCGCGGAGCGTAGTTATTGGGGCTGGCATTTGTTATCCGACCATCGCCCCTGGGTTTGCATAACCGGCTATGAGCCCTCGGATTTTGCCTATCATCGAGTTGCCCATACGGTAAGGACTAGGACTAAAGCCGTCAATAGTTACGCCGCCTGTTTGACTGACCTGACGGGCTTGGAAAATGTCTACTGCCAGGATCATCGCCGCCTCTCTTACGCTTGGCGTAGTGGCGTAAGTGTTTGTTTTAGTATCTGCTCCCACGGCTGAGCCATAAGGCAATACGCGAGTAAAATTAGCGTTAGATGCAGTCTTAGCAAACTGAATAAAGCTATAACCGTTAGGGTAATTAGTTAATCTATTGTTAAACGCAATAGCCGGGAATTGTGTAGCAGTGCCGGCAGTCCAGGGGATAGTGCCTGTAATTGTGTATGTGCCGTTATAGGTTGCCCCACACCCACTTAACGTAACGCTATCTCCAGTGCTAAAAATACCTGGGTTTGCAACCATCACTGTAGCTACGTTATTTTGTAACGCGGTAGCAACTACAGGGGCTGAGTCAAACCATAAAAACTGATTAAGTAGATCCTGAGCAGATTGGCAGCATTCCTCGATAATACTATCCGCATATAAATCGCCTATTCCTAGATTATCTCTAAGCTCTTGCTCGGTGACGTATGTCGCTGGCATTTGTCTACTTCTTTCTAACTATGGGCCGGGAGAGCTCAAAGGGCTATGAGCCCTCCCGACTTCTATAGGTTTTGTTTATGCGATATTTAGGCGGCAGATACCGTAAGGAATTTTCGCAATAGTGGCCATAAAGCCATAAATTGCAATTTGTACCTGCAAGTTAGATACAACGTTTACAGACATAAAAGCCTGTGGGCTTTCATAAACTGTAAATGCCTCAGGTGCCAAAATAAATGCTGAGTTATCAGCTACTCCGGCAGTCATAAAACGGTCCACGTACAAATCTAAGCCCAGCATATTTCCGCGTACGGAATTATTACTGACCATACCACCGGCGTTAGCTAGTGATGATGCGTTTGGCTGGTAAGCATTGAAAATTGGACGGCCTGTTGTATCTACGGCACCTAGTAGTAGGTTGTAAATACCTGTACTTCCTACAAAGTTTTGTGCAAAGTAACCGCTGTTTTTGTAAACATTGGCTGTGCTTTCAGCAGTGTAAGAGATCAAACCGGCTGCTGTAGCTGCTACGCCTGTGCTAGTAAAGCCTGTTGCGTTAATTGCCGCAATTACCGCGCTATCTGTTGCGTTCATATATGCAACTTGTAGTTGGTTTGTAAGTTCATTATAGAAATTAGGATCTTGCGTGCGTTCTAATAATTCTACAGATAGCGTATTCATACCTGAGTACTTATTAACAGTACCTGAAAGATATTCTGTAACCATACCTGTATTAGATACTGCGCCAGCCTCAGCCTCTACAGTTACTGTAGGTGCTACACCGTTTAATCCACCGTTGCTATCTACAAGTGATGGAACATTTATTGTGGTGCCAACTGGAGGCAAGACGCCACGAGAACACGCATCTATGGCACTTCTAGGAAAACGTGTATTTGTAATAAACTCACTGAGATATTGGGTTGGATTAAATGCAGGGTTTGTAGCAAAACTATCGTCTGCTGCAGTCACATAAAGTTTTGAGTCATCGCTACCTAAAGCAGCTTTGATTTTGTGCTCTGTGTATGAACCCATTGAGGTAATCGGTGTACGTACTCTTTGTGAATTGAGTGCGGATGGACGGATAATTTGGCGAGATGCCTCAACTGGGGCAGCCTCAGCCGATACTTCTACCGGAGTATTCTCCGGTGTATTTTCAGGGGCTGTAGTCACAGCTTCCTCGCTTTCGGTTTCGGTTTCGATCTCTACGATGGTCGTATGTATCGTTGTTTCTTTTGTACTTGTAGCCGCCTCAAGCGCTGCTCGAGCTGCTGCAATTTCAGTGACGCCGGCATTTTGGAAAGCCGCACTTTCGACAAGGCTGACTTCCTTGAGGACAGCCGCCGTAACTAACAGGTAATCACCCATTGGCTTAGAGGCAGTTACATCCACCCCTACGGATAAGCCACTAACTAGGTTTTCCTGGATAAGTATCAAACTGTCCTGTCCTCGTGAACTGCTCGATACGCGAAATGATCCGTACACGCCCGAGGTTGAGTCACTAAAGGAAATTGCTCGCCCTACAGGTTTATCCTGTTGATGCTGCGCTAACAATTTTATTTTTGTTGCATCTTCAATAGCTATAGAGCCGCGTTCAAACATGACTGGCCCTGCACTTGTATGTCCAATTTCGCCATACGGAGCAACAAGTCCTGAGATGACCCTGCGCTCTGTATCGGCAGCTTGAATTTCCTGACTAAACGTTAATAGCACTGGCATCTCCTAGCGGTGTAAGTTGTTCCATTTTTCGGGCTTGTTCAACGTCAATTAAATTGAGGCTTAGCATTTTCTCAATAACATTTAAGCGTTCCATAGCATCTACTCGTAGAAATGTTTCGTCTACCGCAAAGCGCACCTGATTTGAACTATTTGTTATGTCGTTCATACTGAGGCGATCAGAAATGCTTGAGAGATATGGCTGTAGCGAGTACGCCATAAATTCACGGCGGCCGTCAATAATGTTTTGATACGTCATTGAGTTATTCATATCCGCACTTATGTAATATGCAGGTACGTTCATGGCGCGAGCAATTTCAGTGGCTAAGTATTGTGATGCCTCGTTATACATCATGTCCTTAGGACTAAATCCTACGTTTTCTACCGATAAGGTAGAGGTGAGGTATGCAGTGCTACGTGATGCGCGAGATGCTTTCCAACTTGCTAACAAACCTTGTATCTGTGACTCAGGTAGATCGGCGCCGTTATTTTTTAACACTGTTGTAGCCATTGGCGTAGCAGCGCTTACTGCACTTGCACGTTGTATATCGTAAGCAGCTTTAATTGTTGTGCTGGCTGTATCTAATACTCCGGGTGTAAGTCCTTGAAAAGTTACAAGGCTGCCAATTCCACCCATCGGTACTTTTATTCCATCGCAAAAATAATCTTCGATTTCAGTACCATATTTGTTTGTTGTATAAGTTACGCGATTATTAGCAACCCACTCAAAGCCGGATGGTCGTCCGTCATCTGCATACAAACTTGTAACGCGCCAATATGCGCAACCATAAAATATAAGGCTATCTACAGTGGCGCTAATAGTTACGCTACGTGGCTGACGTATATCCGGTTGCTCTAACCAAACAGGGGAGCCAAGTTTCTCTCCTGTAGATTTTTTATATAGTGCTAAGTCAATAGATGAGATAACTCCTGCGATTAAGTTCCTGCAACGTGAAACACTTGCAACTTGTAAAGCAAAATTACGATCTATACCGTTTGTGTTATATCCGTATGTAGTCCCAGTGTTAAATGATCCGTAACCGTATTGCGTACTCATTACGGCAGGCGCGTATTGGGCCTCGATAGCCGGCTTATCGGCGCTCTTAAAACCTAGAGTCTGTAGTAATCCCATAAGAGGGATTTTGGCGTTTAGTCAAGCATATTTCAGTTAATCGTGTCCGTGTCTAACTGTATACTTTAGCCTCACCTACGGGCTGATTTAGAATATGAATAATAAAACTTAGGCTGATAGCAATATCTACAGGGCCGGCCGATTTACGCCTCACGATACGCCAGCTTGCATCGCTGACCTTAGCTGCACAATTAGCCATACTCTCGATTAGCTCATCTTGGCCGCTATGGACCAGTTTTTTATTTACCAGGGCATTGTATAAATCGCCGGCTGCCTGATAAGCCACCATCCCGGATATATCTTGCACTGCCACGCCGCTCATCTCAAGGCGCTTAGCAATAGTGGCCGTAGTGTATTTGTCGTAACACACCGTCCGAGGGAAATAGATATTTGTCCAGTGTTTTATGCGCTGGGCTACAAAGAGATCGTCTATAGCTACGTCATTATGGAAAACCTCAAGGACTGCCACACCTATACGGCCATCGGGCATAACTTGGCCCATAGATAAACTTGCATCACGCCTGTTAGGTGCCACGTCAAAGCCAAAGATAGTTAGAGGCCCTGGGTTTAATTCTAAAGTTTTGTCGCCTGACTCCTCAACGCTCAGGTATGGCCACGGCGATACAAGGCTGCTAACCCAGGTGCACAATAATTCCGTGCGAGTAGTTTCGATAGCCGAGGTAGCTACAGACTCCTCTAGCGCCTCCTCTGAAATCGTGTAACCGAGTGCCGGGTTTGCCTGAGCCCAGGCTTTACGATCCGTTACCTTTGCAAACTGCTCGGCTGAGTACTCGTAAAACCCAAACGTTTTAGGCGGAAAACTTAAAGCTCTTTCGCGTAAGTCATTAAGCACGGTACTAAAGGCATCACCGGCATTTGACGCTAGCAAAGTTTGCGACCCCACACGTGCACGGGTAATCGGCATCGCGGCGCGGTAGCCCTCCTCGCTAATTTCGCGGACCTCATCT